TAACTCATACATCGGGCTATTAAATGTGATAATATCCCCTTGCTGGGCAGTTCCTTCAAACAGCTTGGTTTCCTCTCCGCCCTCCACATATTGGTGCTCTGTGACTACCACCTGGGTTACAGCGGAATCATACTTAACGGACGGTCCCTCGTACATCTGGTTCTGCGTCAACTCACCGGATATCCCATCCCATAAGCTTTCTATACGCAGCACCCCGCCTAAATCAGTCTTTATCACGGCTCCTATGGCAAACAGCACCTGTGCCAAATTATCCCTAGGCGATGCAATGGGCAGCCACCCATACAGCTTGATTTCCGTCAGATTGGTTTTGATTTCATAGGGCACGGTCCCGCAGATATCTGGGAGGATTTCGGCAACTGTCTGACCCGTGTATATCCCGCCGTAGTGCTTTCCTTCAGCCAAAATGCCCAAGGCGGAAACAGCCGAAAAGGAGTATGTAGTAGCGCCAATCCGCTCGATGTTCTGCACATAGAAAATGCCGATCTGTTTTCCATTGTGCTCATAGATAACCGGGTCATTTCGTTTGAACTGTGTTAGTGTGGAATCGTCACTCTCCACGTCAAATTCCAGGGTGTTAATGGACAAAGAATCTCCCAACAGTGTACCGACCAAATAACAGTTTCCCTTTTTGATGTCATCTTCTTCCCCAAAGACATGATCCAGATATCTAATCTTGTTATTCCCCATCTCATGTCCTTTCCGGGCTCTTAGCCACAAACTTGATGGTTAATCCTGTCCAATAATTTTTTCCGCCAGACTGACGCAGCAGGTTGTCGCTCCCTTCCGTGACATACGCTTGGAAAGTTAGCGTACTCTGTCCGTATGGGAAGGTGACAGAGTGGAAGCTAGTTGGAGCGGAGATGACTTCATAGAGCTGGTCGTACTCCTCAAGGCTCGCCCCCTCCCGCTCAATCTGTAGTTGATAGTTGTAGAACGTCCCGATGATATCCCGTTCCATGGTCCCGGACAGGAGCCGTCCGGCGTTTTTCCCGTCCAGGACCTGGAAGCTCCGTGTCAGCCCTCCTGCCGGGACCCGAACCTTATAGGAAACTCCGTCTACAGTAAACAGACCCGCCATCAGAACACACCTCCGCTTACCAGGGACGGGCCCTTTCTGGCGCTCTCAACACTGATTTTTGGTTCCAAAATTCTAGCAAGCTGTGCGAGCGACCCGTCAAAAGTTATGTTGACCGCCGTTTCTCCCCCAACTCCTCCCATCTCGGAGATGGCCTCCATAAATGCCTGTTTCATCGTCGCCAAAGGCGTTTCGATGTTCGTTCCGCTACGCTGATCTCCAAGCACCGCCAGAAACTCACTATTAGGAGAGATTACAGCGCCAGAGGCTAGGTGGGGATATGCACTCATGATATCCCGTTGTGTATAAATAGCTGCTGTACGGGCGTTTTTTCCACTCCCAATTCCAAGCAGGCTAGATATGCCTCCACCAACCCATTGTCCAAACTGAAAAGCCAAGTCAGCAAGCTGATTTAACAAATCTAGGAATGCAGCGATTGCGGTACAGATAATCTCAATTCCACCGGCTAAGGCAACCAGGTGTTGCACAAAGGCTTTTCCAAGGAACTCCGCTACGGGGCGCACGATCTCCCATATATTCATGAAAATAGGCTGCAACTCTTGAAGAACATCGAAAAGCCCCTTAATTGCTTCAGTAAGTACATTGATGGCCGCAGGCGCAGCATCTTCTATGACCCAATTTGCCAGCGGAAGTAAAATGTTTTCCCATGCCCAGCTAAAACCACCAAGAAGCAAATCAATCAGAGGCTCCAATGCTTCTAAAAATGACCTGACCCCTTCTACGATTCCAGTCAGGTCTAGTTGTGTTGCCCATTCCGATGTAGCTGCTGTGATTTCGTCAAAGGAGTCTAGGATATCCTGGACAATGTCTAGGATCGCACTCCAGATGGCCACTCCGTTGTTATTTTCTTCCCACGCCTCTCTGATCCGGTTTGCCAGATTTCCAACAATCTCGAAGATGTTTCGAATAATGTCTAGGATCGTATTGCATATTTCCACCCCGCTTCCATCATTCCAGGCTTCCCGGAAAGACTGCCCGACACTAATGATCAGCTTCCAAATCGAATTGAGCATATAGAACAGGGCGTCCAATACCGCCTGCCCGGTCCCGCTGTTCCATGCGGCCATAACGGCGGAGGCGATATCCCCTACGATGCCCAAAATGACTTGTAGGCCCTGCTGAATGAGATTCAGAAAGTCAAGGCCCTGCCCTCCTGTCCAAACCTGCATAAAGGAAGCGCCGATTGCGGAAAGCAGCTCGCCAATGGAAGACAGAGCGTCTCGAAAAGCCTGTAGAGTGGTTGCGCCGTACTGCTCCCAGCTATCTTGAAATACCTTCCAAAAATCCTTTAACCATTGGGGTAGTTCCACCTTGGAGAAATCTGTGTCAAATTTTGGCCCGGACACGGTATTCCCGCTGCCAGCCTCCTCTTTTCCGATCCTTTCAACGGTATCAAAGGAGGCCAGATATTTTTCCGCCTTCTTTGCCTCTTTTCCAACTTCCTCAGTGGCGTTGGCCTGGTCATACAGAGCGTCGGCGTTCTCCTGCGCCTGCTGGGCCGTTGTGCCGAAGACGTAGGCGATAAAGGCCGCCATCTGTGCCGTGACACGCTCCAAACCTTCCATCAGCGTGTTTAGAGCTGGCATAACTGTGTCATAGATTGGCTGAAATGCTGTTAGCAAATTGCTTTTAATGCCGGATAGAGCGTCAGAAAACCGCTGGTTTGCAGTCAGATATTTCCCGATTTGCTGCGTCAGCGCCGTTAGCCCCCGGCTGATGATATTAAAAAACAGGGCTCCGGCCACGATAGATTTTAGGCGTGTGGAAAATCGTTGTGCCGATTTTCCGGCCTTATCAAAGCCCTTTTCCCGGCCAAGAGCAGTTATTTTTTCTTTCAGCCATCCGGCTGCCTGTCCGGCTTTTTTGGCTGCTCCTGTCACTCCACTGCCCAACTGTTTCGCAAAAGATTTCAAACGGGTTCCCGCTTTGGCAAAGCCTCCCGTGGTCTGTGCGCTCAAGTCGGATATCTGGCTCTTGGTGCTTGCGGCGGCAGCTTGTAGCTCCTCCAGCCTTTTTTCCGCCGCTCTTAAACTCTCCTCCAGACGTTTTGCGTCCTCGGATGCCGACGGGTTCACCCGAAGCCGCTCCAGCTTCCGGCTCAACTCATCCACATTGGCATCCGCCTGGGCCAGCCGCTGGGCGACCTCGCTCAATTCCTTTTCCCGACCTGGGTCCACCTTTCCATATGCCTGCCGGTCAAATTCAGCCATGGTGTTGATCTTCTGAAACTCAGCATCAAGCCTGGCGGCCTCCGCCTGGGCCTTTTTCAGATCCCGCTCCATCTGGCTCACCCCTTTCGGGGCCGTTTTTCCAGCGGACAATTGGTCGTATTGCTCTTTCAGCTTTCTGACAGCGGCGGCCTGCTTGTCCACCTGTTCTGTCTGTTTGACCAACTTCTCCTGAAGCTTTTTAAGTTGTTTTTCCGCCGGGGTAGTGTCAGCTTCCGCCTTGATGCGTACACTGCCATCATATCTATCTGCCATTGGTCCTCACCTCGTTCTGGCAGTTCATTTTATCTTGGAGAAAAACTCGTCTATCGCTTCCTGCTCGCTCTCAGAATAATGGACTGGCGGTGTCAGCAGCCGTTTGGCCCGCTCTGTATCCCGCTTCTGCTTTCCCTTCATTTTGGAGGTGTCCGTTCCACGGAGCTGGATGGCATTGGATAGGGAAGAATCTTCATCCACACAATCCAGCATGGACATAAACTCAAACCAATGTAGATTCTCCCTGTGCAATTTCACCCCAAACGTTTTTTGGAACGAAGCGCATATTCTGGCGTGGTCAAAGTCGAACCAGAACCGTTGTGAGGAGGTAGTCGCCGGAACATCCTCCCGCTTTGGCTGTCCACATTGTAAAAACCACGCAATACCATCCATTGCTGTTTGGAGGGGGGGCTGTCCATTTCCAAACAGAAGATAAACAGCCTCCGTAACACGTTCCTCCTGGGTAAGCTCCTCGTCCTGCAGGCAGAGAGCGATCTGTATCCCAATCCGGTAATCTGTGCGGATTAGCCACCCTTGGTAACTATCTGGCAGCCTGTCCAGCAGGATATTAAAGGCTGGAGCCTGTGCGCTCTGCCCCATATTTCCCCATCCTTCTCATTCGGTCCTGCTTGTACTCCTCAAAGAACGGAAGCAGTGATCCAAAAAACTCCACAAACAAGTCCATGCTCGGAAGGATATCGCCAAATACCTTTCGGCAGGTGCCATCCCCAAAAAGCTCGTCCACTTCCCGCTTTGTTTCCTTCTCCACCGCGACGACCTTTTCCATCGCCTCGATCTTTCCAGTAATATCTTCCGGAATTTCGCTCCCGATCTCCTTGGCCCGCTCCCCGATCCCATCCATCAGGTGATAGAAGCGGACAACGAAGTTGTCATCGGAAACGGGGAACGAGATAAACTCCCCATCGTCATTTACCTCGATTTTCTTTACACCGGAGGCGACTCTTATCTTGTTCTCCATCTAGTCTCCTCCTTACACAACGGCGGAATCAGCAGTAAATACCGGATCTCCGCTTGTAATCTTGACGGTACCAGGAATGGGATCTCCGATAAAATTCAAGGTGTACTCCTGAACAGGAGCCTCACCGCCAGCTCCACCATATGTGTCCACTTGAATGGATACCTTCTGTACCTCTGCCTTATAGGTGGCGCTTACGTCTTCTCCGGTCACGTCCCACAGGTCTACATTCAGAAGCCAGGAATTCGACTCCGCCAGAGTAGCCCGCTTGCGGCGAAGTTCTGTAACTAGTTCAAATACAGGATCTCCCTTAGTACACTGTTGACTGACTGGCATAGTCGGCTGATATCCCGTGATCTCTGTGGACGCAGAATCCGAAATAATATCTTGGCTGGTTTCAGACTGTGGATTGTACTCAGTCGATGCTTCTGTCACGTTAACCCCGATACGGGACCATTCGGCATCCTCGTATGTTGCGGATTTTGATGTATCCAAAAAATGCGCGATCAGAGGTCGTTTGATTTTTTCGGTTGCCATACCAAATTCTCCTTTTTAAATAAAAATCCCCGCCACCTCATATTGAGATAGCGGGAACTTTGATGGGATAAAGGGGGCAAGGAAATTTTTTCGTGACTTTTTTTCTATGATATGGTATCTTCTGGGTAGAAGTTTGTGTAATGGAGGGGATATTATGTCGTTGTTCGATTCTTTCAAAAGTGCGGCTGAAGTGCGAAAAATACGGTCCAACGAACTCCAGGTCCAGCTTTCTGTAACATCTGGGAAACAAAACTTTTTCTTAAAGCCAAAAGACCATTTTGTGGTCCTTCGTGTCAACGACGATGGCTTTATTTATTTTGATGACATAGAAGGCCATTATAAAATCACCGAGTTTCAGTGGGAAGGGCCTAGATATCAAACCGTTACGACTACGTCCGGTGTCACAAAATACAATGAAAAAAGCAGAAGTTCAAGTGTCACACAGAGCCATGGCCGTGACAAACGGACTGGAAGATTAATTGGCGCTGCTGTCGGAACAGCGATCCTCCCAGGGGCCGGGACCTTAGTTGGTGCTTTGGTGGGAACCGGAAACAAAAAAACATCAGAGGTATCACAGAGCAGGGGTGGGGGAAGAGCAAAGGGCTCTGAACAAATCAGCAGCACCACACAGGAATTTGAACAGGAAGTGGCTGGGATGGCTTATATGCACCTTTCTGACCCAGTTTCAAACTTCGGCTTCACCTTTGGCTTTTACTGTAACTCCGTTATCTATGGGGACTTGCTGAACGTATTTGCCCGCTCTGGGTACTCTCCAAAAAGCGAATCATGATTTTGGCCGCTCTCTATTTTGGGGAGCGGCCTTTTCACCAAAATTTCCGCTATCTCAATATGAAGTTGTCGAGGTGCAAATAGGTTTTTACTGGACTTCGTAAGTCATGGACATCAGGATCTGATGGTCCTCGCTCATGTCCTGGTATCGTCCAAACAGGGAGGAGCGGGAGTTACATACCAAGTCCTTCACTGTTTTTCCCTGGCCCAGATCAATGGTTTCTGTCTGCTGGGTCAGCCAATCCGCCATCCGGTTCAAGCTCTCGTCGGCTTTCAGCCTCCCGTCTGTCCCGTCAGGTTGCAGACGGTAGATGATCTTGAACTGGTATTCCGCCAGGTAGGACCCGTTGATATACTCCTCCACCTTATAGGCTCCCTGTATCACAGACAGCGCCATACCTGGCTCGTCCGGGTCCAGAGATTCAAATTCAATTTTATCCACTGGCTTTTGCGGATATCGGTTCAAGCATTGGAGGACAGCTCTGGATACCTTGTCCTGTTCCTCTCCAGAAACGGGGCTTTTCCTTTTATTTCCGGTTAAGCTCATCTTTCACCGCCTTATCCGCCACATCAATCCATCTCTTCAGGTTTTGTGCCTTAGAAGCCTCAAACCAATGGCTTTGTGCCATAACGTGCATGGCTTGGTTAAACACCAGATCCTTGTCCGTCTTGACCTTGCTCTTGCCCTTCGTGGCGTAACTGCTCCCGGTTTCCTGGTCCACCATCAATTTTCCGTAGTAGAGATATCTCGCGTATGGACCTGGATAGATTACAGTTCCTTCTTCCACCCTTGTCCGGGTAGACAATGAGCCGGTCAAAGCAGGTACAAAGGGCGTTGTATCCTTTTTGATTTGAAGCGCCAGGATGTGCTCCGCTCTGCTGGCTGGCTCTGCCAGAACGTCAGACTGGATGTCAACTTGAATATCAAACTTGACCATCAGGCTCCACCCACTTCCCAGTGGGACATTTCGCCGCCGAAGTCCTTCTCATCTACCTTTGTTACACGGTACACATCATCGTTTTCTCTGTTGATGGTCTGAAAGTCATTGCCTGGCTTTAAAATCCTGCCTTTCGCAAAAAAGCATTTGTTTCCAGGCTCCAGAGTCCAGAGCTCATCTTTATTTTCTGACTCCATGTACTCTTTCGGCCCAACATAACGCTTCTTTTTTCCACTCATTCCATCCAGAGCAGAAACAGAGAAAGGGATATATAAATTTACGGCATCCGCTCCCTCGATACCGCTCGTCCTGACATTAACTCCTTTCGAAGCGTCTAGCAGAACTCCTTGCAGAAGCGTGATATTGGAGGTAATGTGATATTCGCTGTCCTCGGAAATGTTATAGAGCGTCACAGTATGGGGGAACATATCCATATCCGCACCCCCTCCCTCTGTACAGGAGGCCGGTAGCCCCTAAATATTGCTGGGCGATAGCCCCAAGGGAGGCTTGCGCCGCCCGGGCGGAGGACAGGGCCTGTTGTGCGCTGTCCCCGCCGCTTCGGTAGGTCTTGGACCAGCTTCCAACGCTCTGGCTTTGCAGTTCTCCCTCGGATTTCACGGAGGCGGACAGAGCCTTTTGCGCCAGCGCTTGGGCGGCATCAATGGCCTGATACTGCTCCGCAACGGCGCAGCAAGCCATTTTCAGCGCATCAAGGCCAGCATTACGGGCCGCTCGGCCCTGCGTGTAGTAATCCAGGAAGGAGCTCGCGCGCAGGGACAGGCGGGGAAAGTCGGCCTCCTGAATGGCTGTCCCCAGGTATGTAGTTATGTAATACCTATAGTCTGCGTAAGCCATTACAGAGCCTTCTTTCAGGTTGATTTCGTGACGGTAGCGGTGTAAACCTTCTGCGCCGCCCCGTTTTTCACTGTGATAGTAACTGTGTTTGCCCCCTCTGCCCAGGTAGCCGCCGCGCCATTGCTTACGGGCGTTTCGCCATTCAAGATGGTTACTGTCGCCTCGTCATCCTCTGGCGTTGCGGTGATGGTGTTGGTGGCGTTTGTCGTGTTGGCTGTATACTCCGTCGCATCTGGGTCAAACGACGGAGTTAGTGTCAGCGCGCCAATCGTCAGCCCCGAGAGGCGCGCGCTTAACCCCCCGCCGGCTCGTAGACAGCAAAAGGGAAAGCATTTTCCAGCCCCGCATTATAGGCGTTGATGGGATTGGGGATCTCCCAGCCCAGCCGCATGACGGCACGGAGAGCCACCATGTCATTCTGCATCAGGTTATAAAGGATGTTTCCGGTAGTGGGGTCCTGCACCACACCGCTGTCAAAGATCTTGAAGGTCATATCCTGCCGGATGGCATAGACCAACTGGCTCCAGTCGCCCACAATGGCCAGGGATTCCTCCGGGTCAAATGCGCCGTTGACAGGGAAGTACATGGACATACCATCCAGCGCGTAGCGGGTATCACCCTGCATATCGGTCTTGAAAATGGGCTGACCGTTCTTGTCCACCAGGCCGCGCAGCTTGGCCCGCATCTGGATAGCAGCCATCACACCGTTGGGGATATAGCCGCTCTCCTCCACTTTGGCGATCACACCGCCCTCACCCATGATGTCCTTGAAAATATCGCTGGTAGCAGTCACAACAGCGTTTGCAGTAGTAGCCGAAGGAACCAAGCCCTCACGCCAGGATGTGGGCTTGTCCGTGCCGTACAGGATGGCGGCGTCGATGACCTTGCCGAATGCTTCCTGGAGGCGGGGCCGTACCTGGCTCCAGATATCGTAGTCGCTGTCATCCAGCACTGCCTCTGGGATGGGGACGATGACAGCGATCTCCTCGGCGTAGATTTTCTTCTTATCCCACGCCATGTTGGTGGTCTTTTTGAGGGATGCCTTGGAGTCAGCCGCTCCAGTCGTCGCCTCTCCGTTCACAAAGTAGGCGGTGGGCAGTGCGTCCAGCACGTTAAGGGTCTGGGTCTTACTGGTCATGTTGGGCAGCCGTCTGGCCATCCGCAGCACGGCGGACTCCGTTACGGCTCCCTGGATAATCTCACGGGTCACGGGCTCAGGAATAAGCCCGGAAAGTTTACTTCTATCAATAATATCAACAGCCATTTAGGTTCTCCTTTCATTTCAGTGCGCCCCGAATCAGGGCATTCATCAGGTCGTTTTCTCCTGTTTTGGAGCTTCCGCCACCCACAGGAGCGGTCCAGTCAAAAGTGGTCTTTTTGCGGTCAGCGGTCAGAGCGTCCACGGCCTGCTCAAATGTGGTCTTATCGTCCACCATCTTCCCAGCCTTGAAGGCGATAAACTCCGCTTCCTCGCCGGTCAGGCCCTTCTTCAGAACGTACAGTTCCCGTTTCAACTGGTCCCGCTCGCTTTCTGCGGCGGTCAGTTTGCCGGAGAGGGTGTCCCGCTCGCCGGTCAGCTTATCCCAGCGTTCTTTCTCACCAGCCTGTCCAGTTTGCCAAGTGCGGTAGGCAGTCAGTTCTTCCTCGCTGGGCATCCCCTTCATGGCTTTTGCAAGCCGCTTGCCAATCATGGCATCCACTTCCGCCTGAGTGAAGGTTTTCTCAGGGGCGGGCTCCGGCGCAGGGGCCGGGGTAGGGTTATTGATAGGTTCGCTCATAAATACCTCCGTTTATTGTCAGGGCCGTCGCCCTGCGGTTTTACGCCTCTCGGCAAAATAGAAAGAGCCATCAAACCGTTACAGTTCGTAACCGGTTCAATGGCTCTTGGCTCACAGGCTCTTGGCTCTATGCAATATTCACTTCGATATCGTGCTTACATGCTTTGCATCGGAATGGCATGTTTTGTACCTTCGTATCTGGCCGGATTGGGAAAAGTGCTTTCCCGCAGTGCGGGCAGCAGTACCACATTCTTCCGTTGATCTTTTTTGTCATTCTCTTCCCCCGACAATTTCGATGCGTTTAATCTCATCTTCCGTAAATCCAATCAGCAAACCGTTTTCATTCTCTACGTCGAACTCCAGAAACTCATTTCCATCATCGTCAAAGTCGTAATCATACCCATAGAGCTCCCCAATCGTCATGCGCCCGCTTGTGGAAAAAACTTTAATTTTCTTTCCGAAGTAAATCTCAGGATTTTCAATTATCATTTTTTCCACCTTCCCGAAAATGGAACGCCATGAGTTCCGCTTTTGCTATAATGGATTTTGATGCTTCTTGCAATTATTATATCACCGTTTCTATTGATTGTATATCCAATCTCTCTCCCGGCATCAATAATTTCTGTATTTTTCCACTTTTTAAAATCATCTGTAAAATTGATTTTCCCGCTACCTGCCTTTGCGTTTATGATGGCTTGTAACTCCTCCATAGAAACCGTTATTACACTTCTACCCGGTATAGCCATACCAGCCATATGCCGCGCTTGTTTCTCTGGATTGATTCCCAACGGATACTCACCGCTTTGGATTGCCTGCCTGATCGGTGCTTCCGCATCGCGCTGTATTTTGAGGGCTGAAGCCATTTGCTCAGATGCCACATCGGTATAGGTAACCTTCATCCGCTCCCGCTGCAACGGCAACCCCGCCGCCTCGCTGAACGACTTATATTCTGCGTTTAGCCGCCGAATGCGGGCTGTCACCGATTGAGCGTCCTCTTCCAGCCCTGCGGCCTTGTATGCCGTCTGTTCCCGCTTCAGCTTGCGGACGGTCCGCTCGATTTGCCTCTGCTTCTGGGTAGCCTCATAGGCTGTATAGTGCTTACCCTCAAAGTCAACGTCGTGGCCGTCGTCAATGTGGGCCAGCTCCTCATCGGTGTATGTGCGCTCCATCACACCATCCACAAATGCAGTCCTGATATGACGGCAGTTGGCTCCTTCCAGTCCATCCACATAACCAAGGCCGCACACCTCGTAGATGTTCGGATACTTGTCTCCGGCTCTGACAGAGTACACACGGCCCTGCCATAACTTGTGGTTCTGCCAGCCGACACCCTTATCCCGTGCCCCGATGTGGGCGGACACTTCAAAATAAGGTGTTTCCAGATATTCAGCACTCTGCTCCGTGTACTTGGCACAGAGCTGGGATACGCCTGTCATCACTGCACGACGGGCAGCCACGTCAATTTGGTCTCGGTGTCCGCTCTCGTAATCCACGATCTTGATACCGCTGTCCGCAAGCTGTTTGACGGCGCTTTTGATGGCCTGATTGTAAGAGATGGCCCCGCTCGTGATCTGCATCTCCGCATTGTCCAGCGCCCATTGATAGGCTTTTGCAGGCTTCAGCATCGTCCGCCCATTGTCCACCAGAAATCCCATGGAGCGGGTTAGGTTTCCAACCTCCCGCTGTGCCTGTGCCATGATGGCGGCAATCTCGGTGACACTCACAAGCATTTCAGGTGCCGTCACCCCCGCAAGGTCTATGACCTCTCGGTAGTACCGCTGGTTACGCTCTACTACGTCGTCCAGCAGCTTTTTAAGGTCACGCTGGCTGATGTTGGCGGTGCGTTGGATGGCCTTTTCGATTTCCTCCAGGCTGATGCCGTGGGAGCGAAGCGCCCGGATGTCCTGCACCGTGACCTCGTTCAACTCGCCAGCCAGTTTCAGCCGGGAGCATATTTCTTCAAGGAGGGTTGCTTCCAGACTGCGGTATAGTTTGGCCAGTTCTTCGGGGAGGGCGTCTAAAGTATCCGGTTGGAATGGATAGCGGGGCATTATACCACCAACTCATAGGTCTGTTCAAAAATATCCGGCTTACATGGATACAATTCTCCCTTGATTCCTTTGATTATATAGTCTCCAACAGAGACATGATGAACTCCTTCTAATGTGTTTATGAACAGCTCACAAGGCGGAAAACCACTAGCTAAAGAATCGTAAAACATTACATGATTTTCAAATGCGTTCACGGCCCAATCAGGCACATAATACTTTCCATTTGAGTCCATCAAATCTCCGTCATATTGGAATGCTTCGATTTCAACAGGCTTTTTCTTGTATTTCATTTATTCCACCTCATTCTGCGGTTCCGTAGTCATATCCTCCATCTTTGGAAGCATCTTCTTTGCCGTGGCCTCGTCCTCGTTCATCCACTTAGACCGGAACTCCCAGTCATTCATGATACCGGCGTTCAGAAGCTGCATATCCCTGGCAAAATCAGACTGCTTGTCCTCGATGATGGAGTCATCAAAGTCAATGGAAATCTCCACGTCCTCATTCAGTCCGGCATTCATGGCCGTGTTTCCCAGGCGGAGAATGATCCGGCACAGCTCGGTCAATACCTGCTCCAGAATGATTTCATGTTTCTTGATCGTACGGAACATGGTGCTGTTTTCGCTGATGACCTGCGTCGCTGTGGCCACGCTACCCTGGTCGAATCTGTAATGATTCTCTCCGAAGCCGCACTTGCTGGACAGCAAATTGAGCTGGTCCTGGATTCCTGTATTGTGCTCCTGCGTCCGAAGGGTCATATCGATGGGGGTGATGATCCCGTTATTGTCCGTATCCTCCGGGAGCACATAATATGTCAGGTCGTCTGGGTCGAAAAACGGCTCTCCATCCATGTCCTTTGTAGCTGATGGCTTTACCATGATACGCTTTTTCCCCAGGATGAACTCGTTTACATAGCTGTCATAAGCCACGTCCACGCCCTTGAGCACGTCGATGGCGTTGGCAAACACAGAGATGCCAAGAGGAATATTATCGTCGTAGTTGTTGGCGATGTTGGGCCGGTCAATGACAAACTGCCGACGGTCCGACCCAGTATGTACCACCTGTGGAACCCGCTCAAAGCCCGACACATCAGCCAGTAAAACTTCCGCATCCACATTTTTGTTCCGGTATCGGTAGAGCCGGTTCTCAATGTCGTACAGGCCGTTGACCTTGTGATGGATCTGGAGGTAGCAGTAGTCCTCTCCATTGATGGTAACGATGCTGTCAAAAGCGCACTCCGTAATGATTCCATTCCGCCATGCCAGCGGCCAAATGTGCTCTACGGTCACATAGTCCATCACAATTCCGTCGGCGCTTCCGGGGACAGGCCCTTCTTCCGTGGCCTCCATGCCCACAACCCTGGGGATAAAGGCTACTGTTCCAAGGGCAAACGCCTTTTCCTGCATCTCGTTTGCTTTGACCAGGAAATTGTTTTCGGTGAACACACGGTCAATGAAGTCCTGCTCCCGCTGGCCCTCCAGAGTGATTTCAACCCGCTCGTTCATAAGTAGGTTCGCCCAATCCTCCGGGATTTTCTTGCCCATATTGAGAGTGTACCGCTTGCACCGAACCACACTAGCCCCGTTGTGGACCTTGTACCTGTGGAATCCCTTTACGTCGCCCACATACCAGGACTTCCACTCCTGCACTTTTGTGTAAAACTCCTCCGGCACCGTGGAGTAACCAAGCTCTTTCAGTTTTTCTGTAATATTCATGCCGTTATTCCCATCCTTCGGAATACTCTCTCCAGGGCATATCTAGTAGCGTCAATCAGGTGATTGTTCTCATCAGGATAACCGCTGATAATTTCTCCGTCCTTATTTCGCTCATACTCATAATTCACAAACTCGTTGTATGCATTTGGCGTTCTTCTGCGGTCAATGACAATCTTCCGCCTCTGGAGCCACTTCATGCCGTACTCTACACTCCCAGAGCCTTTAATTGCTTCTTTGGCTGGGAGCCCCATCGCCCGGTAGTCTGCTGATGATTTAGGCTCTGCGCTGTCGCAGGTAATGTAAGCGTCCTTGTACCCTTTGGAAAGAATCAACTTCCCGCTCGCCTCGTTGGTCAGCTTATTTTGGTATATCTCGTCCATCAGATAAATCGCCTCTCTGGCCCGATCATAGTGGAGGCGGATAAAGGCAAAGGGGTCAGGAAACCATCCCCAGTCCACACCTTGATAAATCTTGTCAAAAGACGCAATCTCTTTGTCTGTGATCTCCCGCAGCTCAAGGTTTTCGAATACGTTCCCGCCAGTTCCAACAGCTTCACCTAGATATTCATGACGGTACGCCCGCTCATCTGTTGCTTTCAGGTGCTCGGCTTCCGCCAGGAACTGCGCTCCCAGCCACTCTGGCGGGGCCTCAAGGTATGTACTCTTGTGGCACAGTCTGTCCACCCGCTCCTCCAAACTGTCCTTATTGGCCCAGTTATCCCGGCTGATTGGTGGATTGTAGCTCTCAAAATTCCAGAACTCCGACCCACCTCGCATGGTAGATTGCAGTATAGTTCGGATCTCAGCCCGACCAGCGAACTGATCTTTCTCCTCAAAATGGGTGACGGCGATATAGCCAAAGGGAACCTTGATAGACTTGATTTTCATGGGATCATCCGCGCCCCGGAACATAATTTTCTGGCCGGTTGGCCTATAAATCAGTTCCATAGGCTGCACCTTTGCATCCCAGTATGCTGCCATTCCAAGCTCTCCAATGCCCCAGAGATATTGTGCGTATACACTGTCTCGAATCGTATTAGCTACCTTTCGGAGCACAAGGGCGTGAGTCCCTGGGTTGTTTATCAGCAGCAGCGGAACTAGTAAGGACACACAGGAGGATTTCAGTGAGCCTCGGCCACCGGACAGGTCGTAGTGTGTATGTCCGTGCTGAAATACATCACGGGCCAGCAAATGAAATGCGGGACCAAGTACAGTAGATAAGCGCACCTCAGACATCTATGACCACCTTGACTTCCATATCCTCACTTGTTTTTTCGATGGGCTTGTCCCTCCACCTGTCCGGCCGTCTGTTTTTCAGCCAAAAAATCTGTGCCGTGGTGTTACCATCCAATGCAGATGCCAGCAGAGCGTTTTCAACCTGGTAGTCAACGACTTCTTTTCCTTTTTTTAGGGCCTCACAAATCTCACTATGAGCATTTTTCCACTCATATAATGTTTTTGCAGTAATCCCCATATTGTGGGCGATCTGTTCATCTGTCAGCCCGTCTCGTGCCCATCCTTCAAGCAGCAAAAGCCCATCCGGCTCCAGCCACCGTTGATATTTGCCTTTCGCCACAATGGGCTCACCACCTTTCTGTCCCGCCCCCATCTCCCGCAACGAGGCACGGCATATATACCCCTTCCGCGGGCCTGTTTGAGCATTGCTGACCTCACCAGACCTCTACGTCAGCGGCTTCGGCTCAAGCGGTCTGTTCTTCCTTGATGCCTACTCTTATTCACTGCCTGCTCAATGGTGCCACCGCCCGCCTCATGCGGCGAGGAGCGGCATATAAAGCACCACCACATGGATGATGCTTTGTCCGGCATACACCGGACTTCTCTGGAGCCGAGAGGCGGTAATGAGCCGCCACGACCTCGCCGCCGTTCCCATGGCTGCGGTCCGGCCTTCTGCTACAGCACTCGGCATATTTTTGACTATCTGATACAGGTACTCATAAAAATCATAAAAGACAAGTTCCAGACCATTCCAATCAGGTCATCTTTTTCCTTCGCTTTGAAGGCTAAATAAGCATTTGCAATCATAAGAACAAGGCAGATAAATTCTGCAATGATCATAAACACATCCACAAACTTTACACCAGCCCATCATAAAATCTGCTTTCAGCTATTTTATCTCGCTTTCTTTTCAGCTTGGGGAACTGTTTGGACGCACTCCTGTTAGCCTTGCACTGATTGCAGTTGTTCTTGTTTTTACAAAACCAGCACCCGTCCTGCCCCCACCAGTACCAGTCAGGCATAGAAGGTCTTGGCTTGCGCTTCGCCTTTCCCATGTTGCCCCCAGTCACACAATTTCGGCAGAGGACGTTAAACTAGGATAACCCGTCTGCCTATAATGCCTAGTATCACATGTGCGCTCATCAGCTTAGATTGTCACACCCGTACTAATGCAGGCAGTTTTCAGCGGGTGAGCGCTTTGCGGTCCAGCCACCTAGGATGCAGCGTCGCAATGCCGCTGGGCCGGGAGCGCAGATGCTGTCTTTCCAGCGTCATCCCCGTGTACTTTGGGGCGGTCTACTTTGCAGGGGCAGCCTCGAAAGGCATCCCTGCGCTTTGCCGCTTAGAAACATCCGCCTGGTCTTATCTGCCTCCAGGTCTGTACCTCTGCGGCCCCTGGTTCGGTACCCGTGCGCTCGTAGACACTGCCGGGGTTCCTTGACCGCCAGGAGGTTTTTGTGCGCCATCACTACGACTAACTTATAGGCGCACCTTGGAATGAACGCCGCATGGAGGGCGAGGCCCTCCGGCCCGGATTCTTGGGCTGGTTCTGCCGTGCGGCGTATGTACCCCGGCAAGCGCCGGGGTTGAGGAGGAAATAGAAGAAGCGAATGGGAGCGCAGGGGCATACGCTCCCACACTCCCATTGTGGCATACATATTTCTGCTCACTCATAAAACTTTATGAATTTGCAATATTTTCTATGAGATTATGAAAGTTTAGGGCTTACTCTTCCTCCATTTTGCAGAGTTCATCGAGGCTAATGTGATAATATGCCGCAATCAGCTTTAGGGCTGTCATTTTTGGCTCCACTTCCCCTCTCTCATATTTTCGTAATGCATCAGGGCTTAACCCCATTAGCTGTGATGTAACCGTCATGCTCCTGACCGGCCTCATAGACTCCCTTAACCTTCTTAGCCGCTCTGGAAACTCGTCCATCCTATCACCATCCTTATAATCCCTGCTGTTCCAGAGGGCAGTCAAAGGATACTCTTTTTCTCCGCTTTCCTATTTCCTTGGATTCACAGTGGTCCACGTCTCCCACTCTACGGCATCCGGTATCTAATAGATGGTTGCAAAAGGGCGCATCCTTGGAATTATTGATACCTCGCCAGTAGACGCAGGTTTTCTCCTTGTTACAGATTTCGACCATATCTCTCCTCCCAGGGTTTAAACAGGTCATCTCCAACAATGGCCCTGATCTGCTCGTCAATCTTTGCTTTTGCGTAGACGAACTCGCTATCGTCCTGCTGATCCTCACAGACCATCCGTGCCATACCGTTCATAGCTTCTATGTATGCGGTGCAGAAAGCCTCAGACCTACCGGGGCCAAGCTGGAGGACCTCGTGAGCGGCAATCATGGCAGCATCTTGTCCCATCTGCATCAGCATGTCCATTTTCAAATGGAAAAGGGCGTTATACTTGGCCTCTATCTTGGATATCAAAGCATTTGGCTTCAATGTCCGCCCTCCCCGTCGTGGATGGAGCCCTCCATTTCAATCAAAAACGCCGCATTACAGGCCAAATGCCACAGGTGCGGAAGGCCGCTCTCCTGATCGCACTTCTCCCCTTTGAGATAGGCTAGCCAGTGCCGGTAGAGCGCATCCCGGTACCGTTGCGGCTCCACCTGCCGCCAGTTCTCCGGGTCGTGATACTTTTCGTTCCCGTACATGCGGACCGCTGTCACAGCATCGATTAGACTAACAGGAGTAAGCGTGGGTCGAGGCTTCCCTGCGTCAGCTTTGGCTTGCTGGTCGTCTTCATGGCCCCATGTACTGGTAATAATTACTTCGCTCATTCCGCACCTCCGATGATCTGGTCAAGGGTAACGGACTGACCTGACTTGATTTCTGGAAATAGCGAGCTTTCAATATCTGCAATCCACCCATCTTCGGCTCCAGTTATGCCTAAAACTTTACTGCCTCGCAACCGCTCAATGTGTGTTGCTTCGGGGAACAGCACGCTAATTATCTTTGCTGATTCCACCTCCTGCTGGGTGAAGCGGGGTTTGCGGATGATGCGGTCGGGGTGGTTCAGGAGATAATACAGGGCATTGGACCCGATTTTGTGGCCCACCTCTCCATCCTGTGCAAAAGGAAATTCAGCACTTGAAATAACGCGCCGGATTTTACCATCCTCACAGACCTGAACCATACCATAATCGGTTGGGTATCCATCAATGGAGAACGGTTCTCCTACCTCAACCCCCAACACCTCGCAAATTTTTGGCTTGTCCACGTTGGCCTCCTTCTCCAGTGCCTCTCTGATAGCTTTGGCCGGGTTTAATACATCCAGTGATTGCGAATAAAACATACTGTCCTCCGTTTCGTCCTCCACCACCTCGAACCCCATCAGGCGGGCGGCTTTGTGGGGGTGTTCGCAAATAAAATAATCGCAGTGGGGCGCATAACCGCCCTCTTGCATTGGCGTTCTGATTGAGCATCCTTCGCATTTTCTCCCTTTGCAAAATGACCTCCATGCTAGAAACGCAAATGGAAAGACTTCCCCCGTCTCAGGGTTCCGAAACTTCATCGTAGTCCTCACACACCTTTCCTAGAAGCAAATGCTGGTGACTTTTTGCTAATGCAATATTCCCAATTCAATTTGTTTGGGTCAACCGGAGAATAACCGCATAGTAACATTGCGTCCTTGAATTCATTGTTTGTTAAATAAATCCCAGTGTCTCTCTCTAAGATGTGCTTTATTCCATAACTGCTTCTCCCAGTCAAGTGGGTCTTTCTTGGTATTAGTTTTTCGTGTATCCATTTGAAAACCTCTTCCATTTCTTCTGGGTCCTTATCTGTTATCAAGCCTGCATCAATAAATCCATTTTCGTTTGTAAATGGACGATTATTTTTTAACATAATCTTCTTCCTTCCTTTCCCACTCCCTGCACCGCTGATCCGGCTCCGTGAAGTCGGCGCAGTACGGCGAATCCCCGTTGAAGCACACGCCCTGATAGTCCTCGTACCAGGCGCAGGTGGCACAGCACTTAGTCATAGGTGTTTTCCTCCCCCCATGTAGCAATATCAATCTGGCGGGACCGTATCCTTGATGTACGGGCAGAATATCCCGCCGGGGAAGGTTTTGAATGCTTCGCCGTGCCTGCATCGGGCGCACCTGACCACAGGCACGGCGTCGATGGTGGGAGCCTTATCAATTTCTTCCACAGGCACAGCGAACCCCCAGCACTCATCATCTTGGCCCAATCCAAAAAACATAACCTTTCTCTTATGGTAAAGCAGTTTGTCTGCATCAATTAA